CGGCAAAATTCTTGGACTTTGTCCAAGATAATAAAAATCAAGCAGAAATGGTAGAATTAGGCTTAGCGCATCAACTTCAGCAAGACGAAAAACCTACCACTGCTAAAAAGGGCGAAGCCCAAAAACAATCTAAGCCGGAATCGGAAACAAAAACGAGCGAGAGCGAGTCAAAAGATGCAGATTAAATTCTATTTAATCCATCTAAAAAATATGCTCAGAAGACAAACAATTAACTACACAAAAAAGAGCAAAATCACCATCAAAAACCGCGGTATTTGGGGTGTAAATTCCCGCGAAGCGGGAAAAAATTAAAACGATGTCACTGGTCAGTGACAAGTAAAATAGTACATATCTCTACTTGACGTATATGTACTAGGTGACTAAAATAAGGCACCTAAACAAAAAACTGAGGTAGACCAATGGCATACCGAAGAAAAATTTCCACCAGGAAATCAAAAAGGCTGTTCACCAGGACAGCATCCCGATCACATAAAAAGAACCGCCAGGGGCGGATCATGCGTGGCGGGTACAGAATATAACTTGTTATCATCCCATCAAGGCAAAACAAGCCGTTGGCGGGGGACAATTAATATTCCACAAGTCACCGACTGGTGACGCTACAAAATCAGTCTGGATAAAATGCGGCCGATGTATCGGTTGCAGACTAGATTATTCCAGACAGTGGGCAGTGCGAATAATGCACGAAGCCCAAATGTGGGAGGATAACTGTGTTATTACTCTCACATATAACGACGAAAACCATCCAACGGGTGGAACGCTCGTAAAGAAACACTTCACAAAGTTCATAAAGGCCCTGCGATATGAGCTAAGGCCAAAAAGGATCCGATTCTATCACTGCGGCGAGTATGCCGAGCTCGAAGAGGATATCGGAAAACCACAATTAGAATCAAGGCTAGGCCGACCCCATTACCACGCTTGCATATTCAATCATCAATTCGATGATCTCGAAATATTCGAGGAAAAAAGCAGCGGAAACGTGTATACGTCAGAAAAATTGTCGGAAATATGGGGAAAAGGATTCGTAACAACAATGGATTTAACTCTTAAATCCGCTGGCTACGTAGCCAGATACATAACAAAGAAAATCAACGGAGAAAAAAAAGATGAGCATTACAAAAAAGTATGCGAGATTACCGGCGAGATTTACTCAGTTCAACAAGAGTACTCAACGATGTCCAACCGTAAAGGCATTGGGCATGATTGGTACGAGAAATTCAAAGCGGACGTCTTTCCATCAGATGACGTTATTGTACTTTCAAGCAATAGCTACCATCATGTTCCCACACCGAAATACTACGATACTCAACTCGAAAGAGAAAACCCAGGTCTATACGAGCAAATCAAAAGCAAGAGAGTTGAATTCGCAGAAAAGCACATTAAAAACAATACACTTAAGCGGCTAGAGGTCCGCGAGGTTTGTAAAAAAGTTCAGGTAAAAAATCAATCCAGAAACTAAAAACTAAGGTATAACAAATCATGAAACATAAGATATTCACAGTATTCGACAGCAAAGCTAAAGCTTATCTCACGCCTTTCTTCTTGCATGAAGAAGGCATGGCAATCAGAGTGTTCTCGGATTGCATTAACGATGCTACACATATGTTCGGCAAACATCCGGAGGATTATACACTATTCATGCAAGGGTCGTGGTCGGACGATAAAGCGGAATTCTTAACAAAAAGTCCAATTGCTATAAGCAATGGTATAGAATTACTGAATCCAGAAAAACTAGCTGATCAATATAAATTGTTTTCGGATGAAGAGCGTGAAGACGAGGATGAAAAAGCAGAGCGATTTCATAATGATCCGGAAATAGGCGATCTAAAAGAGGTTAAATAAAATGGCAGCATCAAGGGCACCAAGCAGAAGAAAGTCAGTAAGTCAACATCAATTCAGCGAAGTTCCGAAGGCAGAAATACCACGCTCGAGCTTCGATAGATCAAGCCCATACAAGTGCACGTTTGACGGAGGATTCCTTATTCCATTCTTCTGGGATGAGGGACTCCCGGGGGATACGTTTACGTTAAATACAGCAGCACTGGCAAGGCTGGCGACACCAATATTCCCGACTATGGACAACATGATAATTGAGACCCAGTTCTTCGCATGTCCCAATCGTTTGATATGGGATAACTGGGCAAAATTCATGGGAGAACAAACAAATCCAACAGATTCGACCGACTTTACGATTCCGCAAATAGTATCCCCTGCAGGCGGATACTTAAACGAAACGTTATACGATTATCTGGGGATACCAACGTTAATCGAAGGAATTACCCACTCGGCGTTGCCATTAAGGGCGATAAATTTAATATATAACGAGTGGTATAGGGACCAGAATTTACAGGATTCATTACCGGTCCCGCTGGACGACGGTCCAGATCCCGAATCGACATATAAACTAACAAGGCGAGGAAAGAGACACGATTATTTTACAAGTTCGTTGCCATTTCCGCAAAAAGGAGATGCGGTTCTCCTGCCATTGGGAACAAGGGCGCCAGTAGCTACTGACGCCGGTAAAGGTGTGCCACCGGCGATTAATTCGACAGTTATTGGAGGGCCGGTAAGCATGGAGGTGTTGACCGCACCCGGTACGGTATTAATGACATCAAATGCGATCCCGGGAGTGGATGAGTTATATGCAGACCTAACAAATGCAACAGCCGCAACAATAAATGAACTGAGACAGTCATTTCAAGTTCAGCGGCTACTCGAGCGTGATGCGAGAGGAGGTACAAGGCTGATCGAGATAACAAAGGCACATTTCGGAGTAACATCTCCGGATCTTCGAGCAACGCGGCCAGAATATCTTGGCGGTGGATCATCAATAATAAATATAACGCCAATAGCCCAAACGGGATTCACAGCAACAGATGTTCAAACAGCCGATACTCCGCAGGGTAACCTTGCTGGAGTCGGCGTAGGACAATTTAATAATCATGGATTTACAAAATCCTTCACAGAGCACGTAACAATAATCGGATTTATATCAGTTCGTGCGGATTTGACATATCAGCAGGGATTAAATAGAGCTTGGTCAAGGCTCACCCGGTTCGATTTCTATTGGCCGGCTTTGTCGCATATAGGCGAACAAGCGGTAAAAAATAAAGAAATATTCGCGCAGGGAGTAGGCGATCCAGTAGCGGACGAAGCAACTTGGGGATTTCAGGAACGATATGGCGAATACAGATTTCGACCAGGACAAATTTGTGGAAAATTGAGGTCAAATGATCCAGTAACTCTGGATGCTTGGCACCTATCCCAGAACTTCCTCAGCTTGCCTGTACTCAACGATCTCTTCATAGAGGATAACCCACCTATAGACCGCATAATAGCGGTGCCATCAGAGCCACACTTCATTCTAGACGTGTATTTCAATCTTAGGTGTGCCCGACCGATGCCGTTATACGGCGTTCCGGGAATGATAGATCATTTCTGATGGCTATAGACCCGACCACAGGTGCCCTACTGGGTGGAGCGCTGTCATCAGCCGTAAGCGGAATCTTCGGGAGGAGCTCCGCAAGTAAATCTATAAAATTCCAGAGGGAAATGGCCCAAAGAGGCCATCAATACGAGGTAGCGGACTTAAGGTCCGCTGGACTCAACCCGATATTATCGGGAACAGGGGGACCTGGTGCGAAAGCATCTGGGGGGGCGATGGCCCCCCCGTTGCCGGATGTAGCATCATCGGCACTGGGTATCAGAAGGCTGACACAAGAAATAAAAAATATGGAAGCAGTAAAGGAGCGGACTGAGGCGGAAACGGAGTTTACAAAATATAAAACAGGAGCAGTAGCGCCAGTAGGAACATTCGGACAGGCGCTGGTTGACTCCGGTACATCAGGAGCAGAATTATGGAAACACAAAAGATGGTTAGTACCATCAACAAGGCCGATATCTGCAGTCACCTTTAAAGCTAATATGGATAAACAGCAACCCTACTCAAAAATAGGGTTCAAATATACAAAAACAAAAGACCGTAGCAATATGCGATGGTCAACGAAACTACAAAAATGGGTAAAAAAATGAAAAAATCACCATTTGTAATAAGGTCCGCATACGGACCAAAAGAACGCCTGGGAGACATCGGCGACCTGGGCGTATCGTTAACAAAGCAATCATTCACTAAAGAATGCGACATTAATAATATAATGGCGAAATATCAAAAAACGGGAGCGATAGATCACGTAAATAAACACGAAGGCAGTTATGACTACGCAACATCGATGGACTTCCAAGAAGCCCTCGAAACAATACGAACTGGTCAAACCATGTTCGACGAGCTGCCAAGCTCAATAAGAACGAAGTTCGAAAACGATCCGGCAAAATTCTTGGACTTTGTCCAAGATAATAAAAATCAAGCAGAAATGGTAGAATTAGGCTTAGCGCATCAACTTCAGCAAGACGAAAAACCTACCACTGCTAAAAAGGGCGAAGCCCAAAAACAATCTAAGCCGGAATCGG